ATTCGACCAGCCTCGGATCCGGTATCGGCCATCTGCTTGTATCCTTGGATCAGGCCCGTGACCATATCCAGTGTGCCACCGATCTTGTCGCCCTTGGCGAATTTATCGGCCCCATCCAGCATGGTCTTCATTGACGACGCGACCCCGTTGATGCTCTCGCCTAAGGCCTCGAACTTTCCACCCAAAGCTGTGAACACCCCACCCAGCTGCGCCAGGTGGCCGATCCGTCGGTCGATCGTGTCGAAGTATCGATTCCACTCCTCCTGCCGTTTGGCTAGTTCTTTCAGTTCCTCGATCGTTTTGTCCCGGTGATCGCGGATGATCCGCTCGTTCACGCCGATGGCCGACATGTATCGCAACAGTTCGTTTCGTTCGACGTTAGCGATATACTTCTCTTGTTCACCTTTCAGAATGGCCAAGTGGGCAATGTACGCGACCTGTTCCATGCCAGAGAATCGCGCCACGTCTCGTAACCGTAGATCGAATTCCTTTTTCTGGTCGGCCCGAATCTGTTCCAGTTTATTTCGGGTCGTCCGGCGATGCGTCTCGCCGGCCGTCTCCGCGAACTGGGCGATATCGGATTCCAGATCCTTGTTTTTGGCCGACACGTCGGCCAACAACTCGTTCATGGCCTCCATGGCTTTGTTCTTGGCGTCGATGAATTCCTTTCCTGGAGGGAGCGCGGCTTTCCATGCCAAGTACCGATCGACCATCAACTGCACGGTCGGATCCAATTGCTTGTAGCCCCCGATCAATTCGTCAATTACCCCTCCGTGTTCTTTCCACGAACGCGCCAGCTCTGGGCCGGTCATGCTCAATTGGGCAACCAGAATGTCACCGGCGTCAGCTTGGAACGTTTTGGCGGCATCGGACCACGTATCGGACCAATCGCGCGTGGTATGGCCCAACTGGGCCGTAATGTCGGTCTGCAAGATCTGTTGCGAGAAGAGCTTCTCGAATTCGGGGATCATCCCCCCGACCTCGCCACGAACCTTCGAATACGCTTCCCACAGGTTCCACTGGACGTCCCGGTTGGCTTTCTGTCGAAGCGTTAGACCCTCCCACACCTTTCCCAGAGCTTGTGCTTCGGTGTTCACCCCCAGCAATTGATCGCGAAGATTTTGCGCCGCTTTGTCCTCAGCGGACAGTCGAGCGGGTTTTGCGGGCATGTCGAAATCGCTGTCGTCGAACTCCAGCCCCATGCCCGCAGAGGACTCCCACGGAAATTTTCCATGCCGACGCTTGTATTGTTCCCAGTCTTTGTCGGTAGCCAACATCCAGCTTTCAATCTTGGGTCTTTGCGATTCGGACGCCTTATCCTTTTCCGCTTTGGCCTTGGCCAGGATGTTGGCCTGCATTTCGCGTCCCATCGCATCCATCGAGGGCAGATCTTTATTCTCAACCGTTAAAACGAGCGTTTCCCATGCCCCGGTCAGACTCTTGACCCAGCCCCAAGCGTCCTCGATGATATTGGCCCAATCCCGCATGGTGCCGATCACGCCACGGAGAATTGGATCGGAGTTCTCTAGGTCGGATACCCACTCATCGAAATTCGTGGACAACCCCTCGACCATGCGTTGATCTTCGCGAAGCGCCGTTTTCAGGTCTTCTTGGAGTAACTGGACCAGCATGTCCAATCCGCCCGCCGCTACGGTGATCAGGTCATTGACATTCTTGAATGACTTCCCCACCTGACCCATGGCCCAGCTGAGGGCACCACCGGCCTCTTCAGCGGTCTTGGCTCCCCCACCCCATCCCGTGAACAGCCGCGTGACCGCTGGGCCTAACAGCTCGAATGCCGCATGCACGGCAAAGAGCCGGCCCGCCATCGGGGCCAGCACTTTCACGAATCCCCAGACCTTGTTTCCGGCCGATGCGATCGACAGCCCCAATGCCGTCAACGAACCTCGTGCCGTGCCAAACGAAACGCCGGCTTTGGCAGCGGTAATGGCCAGTTGCTGCTGCGCGGCCACGGCCGCTGCGGCCCGGTTGCCGATGCCATGCAAGGCATTGCCCCATGCGCCATTGGCCTTCGCGGCTTGGATCGCCGTAAACGCGGCCAGATCCTGCTGCGCGACCAGTTCTTTGGTTGTCATGGTCAGGATCTTACTGCCCCCGGCGGCAAGCCCCATGCTCTTGGCCATGGACCCCAGACCACCGGCGAATCCGGACAGCCCTCGCAGCGATGCACCCCACAGCAGCGACAGTGATCCAACGATTGCCACCAGTGGGCCGATCACGGCCACTAATCCAGCGGCGGCCAGCATCAACGCCTTGAACCCATCGGGCAGATTGTCGATCCCTCGAGCCAGATCCCTGAATGCTCCCAACGTGCGTTCGGCCAACGGAACGATGTATCGTTCAAAGACAGGCACGAATGATTGGAAGATACCGATGGCCGTGTTCTCGAATGCGTGACGCAGCTGCACGATCCGGTTCCACAGCGCTTGCATCTGATTGTTGGCCACGGATTCGGCCGTGCCCCCCGCTGCCCGAAGCTCGGCTTCGTGTCCGCGAATCGCATCCGAGTAGCCCAACAGTGCGCGTGTCGCGGCCACCGACCGCAACGGAATGCCCAGTTCAACGAACATCTGGGCAATCTGGGCATGGGATAGACTCTGAGTCGCCCGTTCAACGTCGCCCAGAATGTCGGCCATATTCTTCATCGTGCCCGATGCCGTGAAGACCGAGATGCCGTACTTCTTGAAATCATCGGCATTCTTTATCGCATGGGTGGACAGGTCACGCATGACCATCCACAACTGCTGGCCGGCCAGCTTACCTTTGATATTCTGGGAGTGGAACGCCATCAAGACGGCGACACCCTCCTCGACGGACTTGTTGGTCTGGCGAAGCGCGGCACCGGCTTTGTTCGACAACGCGGCGGCGAAATCTTCAATCGTGCCCAGAGCACGATTGTTCGCGGCCGTCAACACGTCCGCGATATGGGTCATGTTGGTCAGATGTTCGGCAGCGTCTTCTGAATTTTGACCCAGGGCGAACTGGGCCCCTGACAGATACTCAGTCGCTTTGGCCAGGTCCATGACCCCGGCCTGGGCGAATCGGGCGGCGATGGGCAACGCCCCGGACAAGGTGTCGGCCGTTTCGATACCGGCCGAAATCAGATGGTAGAATCCCTCGGCTGCTTCCTTGGAGGAGAATTTGGTCGATTCCGACACGGCCATGGCCACGCCCTCCAGCTCCTTTCGGATCTGAGGAGTGCCACTTTCCATGATGGCCAGTGACTCGGTCATGGCCTTGTCGAAATCCAGACCCAGTTTACTGATGGCGACGCCCGCTGCCGTCATGGGCAGCGTGACTCCGGCCGTGACGCGAGAGCCCAGGAAAAAAAGCTGGGTGCCGAACCGCTCGAACCGATGCTCCGCTTTTGACAGGTCGCGGTTCAGGCCCGTGAGATCGACACCCAGTTGAACGAACAGATCACCAATGGTCGTGGCCATGATCCCTACTTCATTCTACGCATTTTCGCGTCGCGCTCTTTCATTGCCTGAGCTAGCGTTTTGGGGTCAGGACCAATCAGCTGTTCCACTCGCAGCGTCTTGGCTCCCTTACCCCGCATCGGGAAGTGATTCACAAGCACACAGACCCATGTGGCCGTCAACTCCAGAGCACGACGCCTCCGCCGGTAGTACGCGTCCCGCATATCGTTGAATTCCACAGGCGTCATGTCGCCAAACTCCCATGGCTTCAATTCCAATTGGTCAAGTGCAAAGGGGTACGCCCGCACGATCCACGCCGTCCACCACAGATCGTCAGGTACGGCCGCTCCCGGATCATCCTCGTCTAGTTGATGGACGACTTGTCGGGATCCAGGACCGGATCGACCGGCGCGGGACCGTTTGGGTCCGTCCCTCCCTGGGCGAGGAATTGCCGGGCTTCTTTGTCCTCGTCCGGTTTGCCGAAGGCTCCCTGATCCGATGCGGCCTTGATGGCGACCATCATGATGGTGTCGATGTTGTGCTCGGCCCGTTTGAAGTCGCTGTCGGACAAGTAATCGTCCAGCAACTCGCCAACTTCGTCGATGGTCAACGTGCGATCTTCATGCTTCAACCCCGCCCACAGCATGGCTCGGGCGGCGGCAAACACGGCCCGTTGCCGCATCAGCAGCATGAAGCCCATACCGGCCTCCTGTTCGAAGTCGGCCAGTGCGTTGGTATTGAAGCGGAAATTTCGGATGCGTCCGTTCTCATATTTCGAGAACTCGGTGAACGGCGTGGTCGCACGCGTCGGACGCTTGTACGGGACAGGGGTTGCCATGATCGGATATCCTTTCTATTCAGTTGTAACGGGCACGCCTGCAGAATCAACGAACGAGTGTGCAAGCGGCAGGGACGGGCGGGACCGGCCTATTCCGATCCCGCCACGCATCGTCTAGACCGTGGCACGCGTCAACACGGACCCGCCGCCAGACCGGAACGTGGCCGAGACGTTGGACAACGCCCCGACTTCGCCCGACATGGGCGGGTACGTCTCCAACACGGCATTGCCGGTGTAAGACGGGTTGGTCGCGCTGACGGCTGCGGACGTCGGACGCAGCTCGATCGGAAATGCCGCCGCGCCGATCAACGAGAACAGCGTGGCATCGACGGCTCCCGCATCGTAGTCCTGAAGAAATTCGGCATCGATCGACCAGTTCTTCAGTCCTGGGCGATTGGATCGCGTGCCGGTCGTGCCCATCGTTGTATCGTCGAGCATTTCTGCTTCGTAGTTCAACGTCAACGACCGGCACCAGCCCGACAGGTTCACCGAATTGACCAGCAGATACGCGTCTGTCATGACAAGTGTAGCCAATGTTGCTCCTTTACTGGATCCCCAACACGTGGAAGAAGGTGAACGGCCCGCCGACGATCGTCCACTTCGATCGCCAGAAGGTGTCGGTGATCGGGCCAGCCAATTCTTGCCAATCAGCCCCCACAGTCCCGGCCCCCGTGAACTGTGTGTGTGTCAACCGTGTCGTCGGGGACGCGAATCCGGCGGCATCGTCACTTTCAACGATGACATCGATACTGGTCGCAGCGATAGCGGTCACATGCAACGCACTGTAAATGCGCTGCGTTGCGGACGCCGCACCGATCTCGACGCCGGTGCCTTGGCCCGAAGCGGCTTGAGCTCCTGTGGCCAGGACGGTCCCCCGGACCAGACTGGAGTTGGCGTTCTGGAAATTCAACTCGAATGGCATCAACGCGCCGACTTCCCCGCTGATAGGATTGTACGTGCCCGACACGGCACGCGTGGCAAAGGCACGATCGCCTTCGACGTTGCCTTCATGAGCTAGGGACAGGACTTCTCGCACGGCCCCGATCTTGTTATACAGCACCTCATCGATGTCGTAGTCCCAGAATCCCCCTCCCGTTACGGAAAAGTTCTTCAGGCCAGGCTTGAACGAGCGCGTTCCGGTGGTTCCGAATCGCGTATCGTCCAGCATCTCTGGCCCAAACTCCATCGAAATGGAGTTGTGGTATCCCGATAAGTTGTATCCTCCGACAATGATCTTGCAGTCGGTGAGGATGATTCCGGTCGGCATGCGTGAATCCCTCCTTTACTGGGATTTGGTCCGGGCCGACGCATCCGTCTTTTCGCCGCCCGTTCGTTCCGACTGCGCTTTGTCAGCCGCAGCACTCTGGTCCTGAAGGACTTCGAGATGCCCCCCGGCCAACAACTGCATCTCCTGTTCGGGAGGCAGCGTGGCTCGGAACTCGGATCCCGGCTCGAACACCTGGCCCTCGAACACCAGCTCCGAGATTCCGGCGTTCCGGTACAGTTTATGATCACCCAACACTTTCTTCTTTTTCGCCATTTACCCCTCCACGTCTTGTTGACACTGCCGGCAATGAAACCGATGAGGATGTCCCATGCCTGCTTTGGGCAACCGCATGCTCATCGGGTGGTCACACGGTTCAGTTGAAGCGACCGGCTGCTCGGCGGCATCCAGGATCACGTCGATCATATCGACCGACGCCGCCAGTGAATTACGAAGCGCACGCAACGTCGTCAGAAACACCTGCTGTTGTCTGCCCGCGACGCCCATCACGCACCCCTCTTCACAGCGTAATGACACGACCAGCGAAACCGATTGTTCTCGTCCTGCCCGAGCGGGTAGGGTGGGTGCTTCGGCATGATCGTGTGATACTGGACCCCATTCAGTACACGTTGCGCCAACGGCAAGAAATTGAAACTCGAAAACAAACTAAAGATCGCAAAGGCGCGATCCCGTGCGGTCGCGGTCGAGACATCTCGGACCAAGACCTGGAGCGTCATCTCGTCAATCACGCGCCGCCCCATTGCCCAGTCCGAGGTCGGTCCTGGCTGCTCGAACACGCCGATCATGAAGTCTGGACGCGAGGGCATGTTCCCGCCCCAGATATTCTGGCCCGCACCGGTCTTTACCGCTAGCGCATTGGCCACGATGTAGTCTGCCGCGTCTTCGTAAACGGAGGCCATGACGGCTACCGTCTCCTCGCACGCGAACGACGGCGCACCGGCACGCGACGAAGCACGCGACGCATATCGTCACGGACGGTGGCGGGATACGTTTTCTGCATCTGATCCCTGGGAGCGGACAAGAAGTGGTCTTGTTTGGGTTCCGAACTTGGCCCTCGGGTTGGATGGTTAGCAGGCACATCATGCACGGCCAGTGCATATGGAGCCTGTCCTGTATCGTACCCGACTTCCCACGTGGGCCTTGCACGCGAGTATGCGATGTTTCGGATGTACGCCGCGCCGTACAGGACACCTTCCATGTACGGAACGACGGCCCGTGTTCGAGCGAACAGATGCTGCGCGCCATTCCACGCCGAGGTGTGGCCCTGGCGTTCGATGATCGACTTCAAAATCCGAAAATTCCCAGCCAGCTCTGACTGACCGAAAACGACAATCGTCAATCGCATGTGTCACTGTCCTTGTCGATGATACATCCACCCACACTGAATCTTCGTGTGGTGATGCCCATCTTCATCGGTGTAGCGTCCAACCGCAAAGATGATCGGGGTCTGGTCTAACCATGCTTGATCAGAAGGCAGCGTGATGCGATCCTGCATCTGGATCCGATCGCCGCGAGTGTGTGCGTACACGTCCACGATGATCGCATCTTCTTCCCCTTCTCGACGACGAATCGCAATGCCCTTCCCGACGATCCGGCACCGGTACGTGTACGGCTCCGGCTCATACTGATCGACACCGTGAAAATCCTGGCCACTCCACCGCTCCAATACAACGGTGTGCGGCATCATGTCCAGGAAACTCAGGTCGAAGGCCATCACTCTTCTGTGTTGTCGAATTGATCTCGACGGAACGCCGGAGCCACAAGATCTGGATCCGACGCCATGGTCTCTTTTTCGCTGACCCGGATTCCTCCTGCCGAAGGAATCCGGAACACCGACACCGTACCGCTCAACGATTCTGCCAGTTCCCGATAGGCCCGTGCCCGTTGGCTGTACAGAATCTTTAAGTCCCCGACCCACTTGTCAGTTTGTCGGGCATAGCGAGCCGCCAACACACGCGCCCCGCGCTGAACCGCCGACTCCACAGACCCCGCCTCCGAGAGCAACAGATCGATCTCCTCATCCGACAACTGCTGATCGTCGGGATTGGTGTCGCCCAGTTTCAGACGGACCTGGTTCGTCGGATCGGCCAGCGCGGTTTCGTCGTATGTCCAAGACATCACTATCCCCGTTTGGCGATCCGGACTTTCAACCCGGATCGTTTCCGAACCGGTGGTTCAGGCTCCTGGACCACCTGCGCCGAGGCGATCTCATCCGCCGACGCAGGACGAAGCAGTCGAGTGGCGATCAGCGCCGGTCCATTCCGGAAGACCGAGCTGTCCACCAGTTGATTGCGGATCCAGTCTTCACCGTTGCCGATGAAGGCCTTGTTCACGACGCACATCATGGAGTGCAATCTCCTTTCTGAATTCAACCAGGTTAGGGGACCACGTTGGGCATGAACACGCCCAGATCCGGGGCCGTGACCTTGCCGTCCCAGGCTGCCTCGGCTTCGAACCGGACCGCTTTGATCTTCCGGATCTCGAAGCTGTCCACGCCGACCGACGCGCTGTATCCCGCGTAGTCCCACGCGAAGATGTAGCCCGCCGAAGGCTCTTCGACCGAAGGTGCTCCGGTCACATAGCCCATCCAGACGTGGTTGCCCGCCGCCATCGCATAGGCAGCGGTCTCGCCCTCGACGTTGGTCGCCTTCAATGCGCGACTGACGAAGATGCGATCGATGCCCAGGATGCTGGCGATCATGGCCGGTGTGACCTGAGCGGGGATGGCCGTGCCGCCGTTGTACGACAGTCGCGCCAGAATGTCGGGGTGATTCTTCAGCCGACGGAAGGCCCGGTACCCGAACACCGCCGTATTCGGCGGGAAGCCCGTTGTCGTGACCATCGTCTCGATGTTGGACTCGAAGTCCTCGATCGGATCGCTGTTCACATCGCTCCACTGGAGTGGAACGTTGTAATCCGTGGCCCAGACGCCGGTGGTGAAGAAGTCTGTGAACCACTGAATCTCCTGCCGAAGCAGGATCTTGCGGGCCACGAATCGGATCGCCCCTTGTTCCAGGTTGATCCATCGGTCGGCGTTCGCCCGTGCCTGCGAGCCCACGTCCTTGTGGATCGCGTACACGTCGGCGTAGTAGCTGTCCTGTGAGAACCGGTACCCGCTACCGACCGATTCGGTCGCGTCGGCGCGTTTCTCGGCGTCATCACGGAACCAATCGTTCCGGTCCCAGACGATGTACTTGTTCGACTGCTTGTCCACGGTCACGACCGGGAACACTTTGGTCGCAAGGTACACATCCTGAGACTGCATATACGAGATGGCGATGTCGGTCTGGACCTCGTCGATATGCACGTCCTGAGATGCTGGCTGCGGCATGCTCTTATTCCTCCACTGATGATTGACTGTCTGGTGAACGGGACGCCTCCCACTGGAGACGAACCCATGTCTCACACGCACTCAACATGCCCCGACCCAATCGGATCAGGGCGGTGAGTAACGAGTACGTGTGACGTGTCATGTGACTAGATCGACTTCGGCTTCTTGCAATCGAAGACGACCGAGATCAGACCCCCGGCGACCGAGTTGTCCGTCCGGCAGATCCCGACGGCGGTCCCGTCCGCTTTCTCGACGCCACGACCTGTCGCGTCCGTGCCGATCAACCCGGCCTTGGCGACGTTCGCGCCACCGACCAGCTTGCTCATCCCGTCCAGCATGACGGCTCCCGCACGTCCTTGTGCGGCGGGCTTGTCCTGCAGGATCCCGAACGGGATGTCCGCCGCCGCAGTGATCTTCGCGATCTGGCCGTTTGCATCCAGTTTGACGAACCGGAACTGCCAGTCGGACATGTCCTCCGCGGCCTGATACGACTCCAGTGTTCCTGGGCGTTCAACTGCCATTGTGTATGTCTCCTTCGATGTTGATGATGCTGATCAGTTCACGTCGGCGTCCCGGCCTCGTGCCCGACGCTTCTCGACCCGGTAGCGCTGATACAGCTCCGGATTCTCTGCCACGGCCTTCTCCATGGCCTGTTCCTTCGTCAGTTTGGGATTGGCCTTCAGGATCTCGGTCCGCTTCTCTTCGAGTTCGCTGACCGCCGAGTCGTCCCCGTTCATCGCTCGGGTGCGAGACCGACCCGATTCGGACATCAGCATGGAGCGCACGGCCGCATCCCCGCTCTTCAGGAGCGCAACCACCTGATTGGCGATCTTCTTGGTGAGAGGCTCCCCCGAATAGAGGGCCTTCAACAGCCCGCCCTTCTCGTCCGCTGTGCCTGTCAGATGGGGGATTGTTTTCTTGGCCTTCTCGACGTACTCGAGCGTCTGCCGGCGATCCCGTTCTTCCTTGGCGATCTCGAGTGCCTGCTTGGCCACCCGCTGGCTGCGTTCGATGGTCTTCCGGACGTGGGCCGGCAGGGTTTTCAACACCGACTCATCGACGTCGATGTCGATATCCTCGTTGTCGTCCTCGTCATCGATGGCCTCGTCTTCGTCGTCGTCGCTGGACGTGGCCTTGGCAGTCTTGGCCTTGGTGGTCTTGCCTTTGACGACTTTCTTTCCCTTGGCCTTGGCCGTCTTTCGGGCCGGGGCTTCGTCCTCGTCGGCGTCGGCGTCGGCGTCGGCATCGTCGTCGGCGTCGTCGTCCTCGGACTTCTCGACGTCTTCGTCCTCGTCTTCGACGTCTTCGTCTTCGTCCTCGTCATCCTGGTTCTTGGCGACCGACTCTTCGTCTTCGTCGTCCTCTTCTTCGTCGCCCCGCTGCTTGTGCTTGGAGCGGGAATCCGCCTTTGCGGACTTCTTCGCCGTCGGCTTCTTTGCAGCGGTCTTTTTGACTGGCTTCGGCACACGACCCTCCTTGTTCTTGAACAACACGATCTCCGCGCCTTGGTTGGCACCTGCAGGGCACAGGTCCACGCGGTTGAGTTGCAACCCTGACAGTCGATACGGCATCAGACTCGCTCCCTTCGGGCGATCCCCTGGATCGAGAACATCCGATGGTGCCCCTTCTTGACCCGATTCCAGGCATCAGGATCGTCCACTTTGAACCCGACCCACCACCCTTGTGGCAGTGCGTTCTTGGATAACCCCATGCGTTCCAGCTTCTCCGGGGTCACGAAGAACGATTCGATCAACCGGCCCTTCGCATCGCCTTCATGATCTTCGCCAGTTTCCCGGAACGAAAGATTGAAGTCGTACGCGGCCGTTTCCAAATCGTCTGGGTCGATCATCTCATCGTGGTGATCGACCAGCTGTTCGCCTTTGCATGTCACGCACACATTGGCCCAGCCGAAGACGATCTGTCGCTCGTTGTCGATCTTGGCAACGGGGACGTCCTTCTTCTGAAACGTGTACAAAAGGTCACGGCCCCGTTGCTTGACGAACATATCCAGTTGTCGCGCCATCGGCCGTTACCGAGTTGAACGCGGAGGACGTGGAGCAGGTGTCGGGCCTTTGCCCCCACCCGGAGATGGACGACTGGGCGGACGACTGGCGCCCCCGCCCGCTGGGCGCGTGGGAACAGACTTGGCCATGACTATGCTTGATCCTTTCCTCTCATCCGAACAGCCCATAAAAAAAGGCGGCACCCGGATTTCTCCGGATGCCGCCTCCACGCTTCTGACGGCCGAACCGTAACGCCGTGACTATCGAGAACCACCCTCCATCGGCACACCACGACTGACCCGTATACAATACGCGTCCTGAACGACCGGCGTCAACAGGGTCAGGAATTGCTCAGGATTTTTTCACTTTCCACGGTCACGACCACGGCCCGAACCTGATCCGTGCCCTGGATCATCTTGACGCTAATGGTCACGGAGCGCACGTCGGTGTCGCCGTCCAGAAAGTTTCTTCGTGACTCAAGCTCGGAGCGAACTGCGTCCAAGATGCGACCGCTTCTGCGTCGGGATCCGGGCGGGTCTGCGACGATCAGTCTGTGATTCGGGGCCATTCATCTCCTCATCTGCGGACACGGCCGGGGCTGTGGCTTCCGCCATGCGTCGAGCCTGTTCGATCGGGTCACGCCCCAGCTCCATGTCTTCGGTTGGCATGGATGCTGCGGCCAGTAATTTCTTTTCCAGCGGAATGTTCGGGAACAACTCGAACCCGGACTGAGACAGCTTGTAGATGTACGTGCCCAATTCGGTCAGATCGGGCAGTTCGATGTCTTCGAATTCCAAGATCGGCGGATTCTCTATCGACAGGGCATTGACTTCCATCAACCGGGGAATCGCGTACCGATTGAACACCCCCGCGATCGAGTCCAGCCATCCGCCCAACGCGATAGCAAACATGTGCGTCTTACTGCTGGACAACGCAAACGATCCGTAGCGGTTATTGTGGCCCAAGATGATGAAGTCCGCCAGCATCGTCATCGCAATCGCGTTGTTGTAGCGGCCCACGACCTGCGTCGTATCGAAATTTCGTTTCCCGGCCGACGCCAGCAGTTCCAGTGTCCATCCGGCGGGCAACAGCACGCCCTCCTGTTCGTCGCGGCGAATCGACCGGACAATGGTCTCAGCCTCGGTCTTGGCATGTACGGCCACGGGATCCTGTTCGTTCCAGATATCGACATCCTCGGCAGCGGTCATGACCGGCAACCCAGCCAGATCCCGTTCGATCCCGATCCCCTCGATTTCTTCGATCCGTTTCTTGTAGTACCACGGACGATAGATGTTCCGAAGCATCGACCGGCCTTCGGGGTTGTTCTTGTTATGGACGGTGCGGAACAGTAGCGATTTCACGATCGGGATCCGTACCTCGTCCCCACCTTTGACCTGTTGGATCATGGCCTGGACGCCACCGTGCTCGTCGATCTCCCATCGCTTCAACGTGTCTTGCGCCCGGAGAGGCATCTTCCGCCATCCGATCCGTCCGTCCGAGAATCGAGAATTCTGCTTGGGGTCACGGGAGGCGCCGTTCCGTTTCTTGAACACAGTCTCCAGCCATGACCATCCGTGCGGCAACATGGTCAGAATTTCACTGGCTACATCGGGCCACGTCTCCGACATGTCATGGAAACACGACTGCACGAATTCGGCATCCGACTGTGCAGCGGTTGCGGCCGGATCTTGCTTGATCAGCCGGAATTTCCTTCCCTGGGGAGAAGCGATGACTTTCGTCACGGTTTGGGATTGTGGCTCGATCCCCGGCCGGATGTGGGGCTTCGCCTGGCGGATCAACATCGAAATGGCGAATAAGATCGATCCCACGACCGGATCGTTGTCCGACATCTCCCGAATCAGCCGGCGTCCCTCCTTTCCCTTTAGTTCTCGAAGAAATTCTTCGCGGATTTCCCCGCCCCAGTGATTCAGGCCGGATCGCCCGATTTCCCCGAAGTTCGTGAACGAGAGGGGCCGTGCTTTCCGAACCTTCATGATGCGACCTTTCCTTTCCAGTAACTAGCCCCACCGACACCTTGGGGCACGGCTTTCGATAGATTCTTCTCTAACATACTGACCAGCATTTCCGTGGCATCCGGCCCGTCGTCATGCCCGGTCGGGAACTCGTCGAACATGGCAAAGAACTCTGGCTCCGTTTCGAACAGGTGTTCGGCGAAGATGACCGTCTGCGGCCGATCCATCAACGCGGGCTGCACACCCAGAATGCGGGTCTGCTTATTGGCCCGTGTCTGTTTCACCGTCACGACCCGAGGATACAGCTGGCGATCCCGGCCCAGACGTTGGAGATCCCGTTTGTACAGGTTCTTGAACATGATCTCTTCGACGCCGATCCGCTTCGTCCGGTACGCGTCGTATTCGTCCAGGATGATGTCCATCTGTTGATCAGGCGCGTCTTTGGTCATGCGGACACTAAAGATATGGATGAAACCTTTTCGGTCGCGCCCGCCCGATACCACCACGCACCAGTCACGGATCCCTTTCTTATACTCCCCAGGATTGCTGCCCCCGGCGGGATCGACGGCCGTGGCCGTGGCGACCAGCGTGGACTTCATCCAAGCCCGGAATTCCTTCGGATCATGCACGGGCAGCGTTTCCCGTGCGAACAGGCGCGGATCGAAGGGTTTGTCTTCCTCTTCTCGAGGATCGTTCATCATTTCTCGCGCAAACCCTAACGCGCCGACGTTCTTATCCCGTCGAAGATTGGCCAGCGCCTCCAGCGACCAACCTTCGGGCCATAAGGCGCTGCCATCGTGCTTGGTATTGCCGATCGGATAGCGATCATCCGGTCGAGGCGGGATGTTGATGGCCCGAAACATCACACCCCTGTATTCTTTGTTCAACACCAGTTCCGCCATCAGCGCATCATGATGCGGCAAGTTCCCAATGGCCCAGATGTCCCAATCATCCGCGCCCAGGCCCATGAACGTCCCACCGAACCATCGCTTCACGCGGCGACGCTTCAAGAAGGTGTCGGCTGTTTCCGGCGATTGCGGATCGTCGATCAC